AGAATAATAACAGCCGGTAAGATACAAAGACATGATCAGGACCGCTAAAACTAATAATCCTCTCTTGTTTGTTACATTGTGTTTCATTTTTGTTTCCTCCTTTTCGGTGTGTGATTTTTTTTGTTATCCTAAATATGTAACGAATCATCGCACACAAAAAAAATGGAAACAAAAAGAGACCAACCAATCGGTTAGTCTCTAATGTGAGTTTAGTCTACTTTGATATCGGTGCATCTGTAGAAAATCTCCGGATCAAAGTTTGGGAGTTCTTTAATGACATTTTTGTCTTTTTCTGACAGGTTATCCCACCAGTTCTGTCTATCCTCGATTGACGAGTAGTAATCATAGTGATCATCTTTCCCTTTATACACGGTAAGTGAAATATCGGATAATAAAGCTCTTGCATCGGATGCAAACCAATCGATCGGTGCCCAGTCTGATGGTTTATTAAAGAACCTCATCTTTGATTCTGTATCCGTATTGAAACAACCAAAATTGAACGAAGAATAATTCCAATCTCCAACATTTCTATCTCCCTTGTTGTTATCACCTACGTTACTGTCTCCAATGTTCTTGTCTCCTGTGTTTCGATTTCCATAGTTTTCGCAACCTGTATTTTTGTATCCAAGATTTCTATCACCAGAGTTTCTGTGTCCAGAATTTTGATCGCCAGTATTGCAATTTCCCTTATTGCAATCTCCAGAATTACCAATTCCGGAATTATCAAGACCTGTGTTAACAGTCTGTAATACCTCTTCCCAGGAAAGTTCGCGTACGATTTCAAGCTTATTAGTACACGATTTTTCACCATTTGTTTTGATATCTCCATAAGCAACCACTTCAGCAACTTTGTTTTCTGGGTTAAACGAATAATAATTAAAACAATCTAATAACCGGGTACAAAAATGCATTCCGTGACCACAAATTTCAATTTCTCCTTCTTCCTCGAATTTACCAGGACAAGTATATTGCTTTGGTTTAGCTCCTGCTGGTCTACAGGTCCAATTCGAATAAAAAACCTTGTATCCACGTACGGGTCCACTCATCTTTGTTACTTCACTCATTTTGTTTCCTCCTTTTTATGTGTGTTTGTTCTTTGTTATCCTAAATATGGGATAAGACTGCTGCACACAAATACTCTGGAAACGAAAAGAGACCAACCAATCGGTCAGTCTCTAGTGTGAGTTTAATACACTTTGATTCCCGTACATCTATAAAAGATATCTTCATCGAAATTTGGAATCGCAAAGATACATCTCTTTTCAGAATCATCTAATTCATCCCACCACTTTTGAGCCATATTACGGTTTTCATCCTGCGAGAAAACTTTAAGGTATCCGCCTGCTGTTTCATAACTTGGATTTAATTCTTTTTCTTCGGCAGTCATATCCTCTTTGTCTACCCATTGAATCGTTTCCTTCGGCATACTCATCAACAGCAATCTTGCATCTGATTCTAACCAATCGTAATAAGTCCAATCCGATTGTTTGTTGAACAGCATTATTGTTGGTACTTCTGTGTTGAAACAACCGGTGTTGTAAGAAGATGCATTCCAGTCGCCGGTATTAAAATTACCAATGTTGCAGTCTCCTACGTTATTACTTCCATAATTCCAGTTACCTGTGTTCATGTCTCCGTTGTTATTATCTCCAACATTTCCAAATCCTGGATTATAATCTCCGGTATTTCTATTGCCTGCATTTTGATCTCCGGTGTTTCTATGACCAGCGTTATAATCACCAGCATTGTTGTATCCGAGGTTGCGATTTCCTGTATTAAAACCTCCAATATTAAAAGTTCCTGTGTTGTGACTTCCAGCATTACCAGATCCAGTATTACTATGACCAGTATTCTTACGTCCTGTGTTGTAACTTCCGGCATTATCGTTACCGGTGTTAGAAAATCCAGTGCAATTATTTCCAAGATTGGTAAGAGCTATCACTTCACTCCATGGAACTTCACGTACGATTTCTAACTTATTGGTACATAATTTGTTACCATATTTCTCACTTTCACTTATAAGAACCTTCCCATAAGCAATCACTTCGGCTACTTTGTTTTCTGGATTGAACGCATAATATTCAAAACAATCTGCTAATTTTTGGCAGAAATGCATTCCATTATGGCAAATTTCAAGTTCCCCTTCTATTTCGAATTTACCAGGGCACGCATATTGCTTTGGTTTGAATCCTAACGGATCACAGGCCCAATTTAACGGATCACAGGTCCAATCTGGATTGAATACCTTGTATCCGTGTATTGGTCCGTTCGTTTCTGTCACTTTACTCATTTTGTTTCCTCCTTTTTGTGTGTGTAATATTTTTGTTATCCTAAATATGTGTCTGATTGCTGCACACAAGAGAACTGGAAACAAAAAGAAAAGAGACCTCATATGAGATCCCTTGTTCTATGTTTTAGTCTACTTTAATTCCTGTGCACTCGTAAAAGATATCAGGATCAAAGTTTGGAATTGCTTTAATGACAGCTTTGTCGGAATCCGAAAGATCATTCCACCATTTTTGTCTACCCTCTATGTTGTTAATAACCTTCAGGTATCCACCTGTTGTTTTGTAGGTTGGGTAAGAAGTCTTCTCGTCATCGGTCATACAAGCTTCTTTTTCCCATTTTGTTGATACGTCTGGCATACTGTCTAACAAAGCGCATGCATCGCTATCCTGCCAGTCAGTATAAGTCATGTTAGAGGGCTTATTGAACATTATGATTTTTTGTTCTTCGGTGTTGAAACAACCAGAATTGTGAGATGATTTATTCCAGTCTCCAGAATTAGAATCACCAAGATTCCGATTGCCTGTATTTTCAGCTCCCAGGTTAAAATGTCCACTATTAAGATCACCTGTGTTATTATCCCCCGTATTACAGTTACCAATATTTTCGTCACCGGTATTATAATACCCAGCATTCTTACATCCAGTGTTATTACTGCCTGAATTTTCATAACCTATGTTAAAATCTCCTGAATTACAATCACCAGAATTCCAACCACCGCTATTATAAGAGCCAGTGTTTTTGTTCCCTGAATTTTGAGATCCTGTATTATAATGTCCAGAATTTTGGTTTCCAGAATTCCAATATCCTCTGTTATCATCGCCAGTGTTGAAATCTCCAGTATTATAATCTCCAGAATTCAAATTCCCAGCATTTTCATTTCCAGTGTTTTTTAACCCAGTACAGTCATTGCCAGTATTAACAAGATCTAATACTTCTTTCCAGGAGAGTTCCCGCACGATTTCGAGCTTATTTGTACATGACTTATCACCCTCTGTTACGACATCACCGTAAGCGATTACTTCGGCAACTTTGTTTTTACTGTCAAAGCCATAATAATTGAAACAGTTTGCTGCTTTTTGACAGAAATGCATTCCGTTGCCACAAACTTCGATTTCTCCTTCTTCTTCGAACTTGCCTGGACATGTATACTGTTTTGTATTCCCGCATGGACTGCAAGTCCAGTCCGGTCTAAATACCTTATATCCGTGTACAGATTCATTCTTTTTGGTCTCATCACTCATTTTGTTTCCTCCTTTATGTGTACTTAATTATTTGTTTTAAATATGGGACTGGACTGCTACACACAAAACATCCGGAAACAAAAAGAAAAGAGACCTCATATGTGAGATCCCTTGTTCTATTTAAAGCTGGTTTTCGATTGCTCTTAACGCGCTATACAAAATACGTCCTTCTTCTGTGACTGTAAGCACGTTCATATACGGAATTGTCGGTTTTTCTAAGTACTGTTCCAACTCTGTTCCTGCAACCTTATCAGACATCTTGTAATACTTGTTTGATAATTCGTCGTAATTCGGAAATGGTCGTGATTCGATCTTGAAGATATCACTCCAGGATTCCTTTACATAAGGCTTCACTTCGTCATAACCGCTTCTCGTCTCCAAAAAGATATGTTCGTTTTCTTTGATTGCGTTCGCACAGTCTAAAACTATAAGAGCATCATCTGCTTTCCAGATTTCATCAAAGCATTCGATTGCTGTTCTCGGCTGTGTCTTGAAAAATTCATCAATCTGGTCAAACATTGGGAATTCCCAATCGAAAAGACTTATCATGCAAAGCATTTTTAACATCTTTTCCTGACTGTTTGCTCTTAAACCATATCTCTTCTTGATTTCTTCTTTGCTCATTCTTATCATTTTTGTTTCCTCCTTGTTTGTGTGTCCATCGTTATCTTAAATATGGGATAAGATTATTACACACAAAGTAACCGGAAACGAAACATGTTTGCAATCGAAAGAAAGAGCCCGAAATGTCTGAATCTCTCAAACATTTTAGACTCTATTCTTTGATTAGTCTTCTCCGTACATGCAGATCTCGCACATGTACTTACAATTAGCACAATGTTCGTTGTACCATCGCATCCAGTCTTCCTGTGTGAGTTCGTGCGTTACGTTCGCTTTTGTCCAATAATCTTGATACATGAAATCGCAACTGTTGGACATATCTTTTTTCTCTGGCATACTTGTTTCCTCCTTGAATTGTGTGCTTTATTGGTTAACCTAAATATGGTACTAACTACTGCACACAAAAACACCTGAAACAAAAGAGAGACCAACCAAAAGGTCAGTCTCTGATTTTTGTTAGGACTCAAGCTGTACATTTACACCAGTACATTTATAGAAAATGTCTGCGTCAAAATTCGGAATTGAAAGAATTGTCTTCTTTTCAGAATCATCTAATTCATCCCACCACTCTTGAACCATATTACGGATTTCATCCTGTGAGAAAACTTTAAGGTATCCGCCTACTGTTTCATAACCTGGATTTAATTCTTTTTCTTCATCAGTCATGTTGTCTGACCAAATCCATTCAACTGTACGATTTGGAATATCGTTCAGCAGATGACACGCTCTACTTTTTAACCACTGACTATAAGTCCAGTTTGATGGTTTGTTGAACAGCATAATTGTTGGCTCTTTTGTATTAAAGCAGCCATTATTATAGGAAGACAGGTTCCAGTCGCCAGTATTTCGGTTTCCAATGTTTCGATTTCCGGTATTATAATTTCCAGAGTTATAATTTCCAGTATTACTCTTTCCTCTGTTATTGTTTCCGGTATTATTATTTCCTGTATTTTCATAACCTGTATTGCTATCTCCTACATTCTTGCGTCCAGTATTATGATGTCCAGTATTTTGATCGCCAGTGTTGTAATCACCGTCATTGTAATTACCTATATTATAATCTCCTGTATTTGACTTCCCGGTATTATAACATCCTGCGTTATAATCTCCTGAATTTCTGTACCCAGAATTGTAATGTCCAGTATTATCATAGCTGCTGTTATGGTTTCCTGTATTATGGTCTCCAGTGTTATGATCTCCTACATTTCCGCGTCCTGAGTTGTAATAACCTACATTCCGGTCACCCTCGTTGTCAGAACCAGAGTTATAATTTCCAGTATTACATTCGCCTGTGTTACCAATTCCAGTACAATCCTTGCCGATATTAACAAGACTTAAAACTTCTTCCCAGGAAAGTTCCCGAACAATTTCAAGTTTGTTTGTCCAACATAGCGTACCATGTTCACTTTTTCCAATATCGCCGTAAGCTATTACTTCGACTACATGAGTATTGCTATCAAACTTGTAAAATCCAGATTTGAAATAACCAATTGGGTTCGTACGAAATGTCATTCCACGTTTTTGGACATCCATTTCGTCGTCTTCAAATCTAGCTGGACAAGTATATTGTCCCTGTGCATCATGTTCTCGGGGATTACAGGACCAGTCAGGATTAAATACCTTGTATCCATACGCTCTGTCGCTTAATCTTGTAACATTAATCATTTTTCGTTTCCTCCTTTATTGTGTGTGAGTTCTTGTTATCCTAAATATGGGACTAAACTACTGCACACAAAAGAAACGGAAACAAAAAGAAAGAGGCCTCAATTGAAGTCTCCTCTTTGCATTTTTAGTCCGCTCTGATTCCTGTGCACTCGTAGAAAATATCAGGATCAAAGTTCGGAATCGCTTTGATGGCATCCTTCTCCATCAGAGAAAGATTATCCCACCAAGACTGAATAAGATCCAAGTTTTTCAGTCTTTTCAGGTAACCGCCTGCTATTTCATAAGTCGGATGCAACTCTTTTTCTTCATCAGTCATATCCTCTTTATCTACCCATTCGACTGTTCTTTTTGGCATCTGAGTTAACAAAAACCTTGCATTGGATTCTAACCAATAACGAAAAGTCCAATTCGATGGTTTGTTAAACATCATAATTGTTGTTTCTTCTGTGTTGAAACAGCCGGTATTAAAAAATGATTTGTTCCAGTCCCCGGTATTCCAGCTGCCAATGTTACAGTTACCAGAATTATGTTTTCCAATATTCCAGGTTCCGGTGTTGCTGTCTCCACTGTTGTAGTCACCTGTGTTGTAATTCCCTTCATTACAATCCCCAGCATTCCAGTCCCCATCGTTTCTGCCTCCAGCATTACCTTTTCCAGCATTAGCACATCCAGTGTTACAGTTTCCGGAATTACGACCTCCAGTATTATAATCACCTGTGTTGTAATTTCCAGTATTACTGTCACCAATATTACGGTCACCGGTATTCCAGTCTCCTTCGTTACAAGCTCCAGCATTCCAGTTCCCAGCATTTTCGTTTCCCGTGTTACATAAACCAGTACAATTTTTTCCAACATTTACGAGGCTTAGTACTTCCTCCCATGGGACTTCACGTACGATTTCCAGCTTGTTAGTACACGATTTGTTACCGTCTGTTATAACATCCCCATAGGCGATCACCTCGGCAACCTTGTTTTTGCTGTTAAATTCATAATAATTAAAACATTTGGCAGCTGTTTGACAGAAATGCATTCCATGTTCGCAAATTTCAAGTTCTCCTTCTTCTTCGAATTTACCTGGACAGGTATACTGTTTGCTTGAACCCCCGATTGGTTTACATGTCCAATCTGGATTAAACACTTTGTATCCATGTACAGGTTCACTCATTTTTGTTGCTTCACTCATTTTGTTTCCTCCTTTATTGTGTGTGTTTGTTATCCTAAATATGGGTTAAAACCATCGCACACAAATACTTTGGAAACAAAAAGAGACCAACCCCAATATAAAGTCGATCTCTAATTTGCTTAGCCTTCCATAGTACTATTTGAAATATCGAGGCTGGCTTTCAATGCATTCATCAGATTTCTAGCAATCGCTTCTGCCATATTAACTGGTACTGCGTTTCCGATCATTTTGTATCCATTATTCGCATTTTCATACATGAATTCAAAATCATCCGGAAACCCTTGTAGTCTTGCTACTTCTCGGACGCTCATTCTTCGATACCGATCTTTAGCACCCGGGACAAAACAGTACGAATCTTTTGATATCTGCTGCATTTTTGGTGCGTTTGGATGTATCTGACATTGGCGTCCGGATGCCTGCACTGTAAAACCAGGCTCATCCCAGCTGCGGACACGGTTTCTGGACATAAATACCGGAGAATAACTATCAACATAATATTCATGGTTATTAACCGCTGCAGGATTACGTTTGTTTCTTGCAAGTGTTGGAACAGCATTGTCTCGTAAATCCCAAATAGCATCCTTCAGTGTTACAATATGTTCTGGATCTCCGTCTGGAAATACAAATGAAATATCAAGATCAGTTCGGATGCCAATATAGAAGATCCGTTCTCTCGTTTGCGCTAATCCATAGTTACAAGCATTTGTTTTATATACGGAAACGTTGTAACCAGACTCGGCAAACAAAGAAAGGATCCGATCAACCGCATCCGCATGTTTCTTTGATATCATCCCGGGAACATTCTCAGCTACAAAGAATTGTGGTCGAAATTCCCGGAGCACACGAATGTATTCAAAGAAAAGCTGTCCTCGCTTATCTTCAATTCCTTTTCCGGCTCCGGCTACCGACCACGACTGACATGGCGGTCCGCCTATAATTCCTGCCAATTGTTCTCCTGGTTGTAACCTAAGATAGGGTTCAAGATCTGATTTAGTTACATTTCTGATGTCGCCTTCAATTAGATGCGTATTTTTATGATTTCGTTTGTACGTTTCCCAGATTGTGACATCGAATTCATTGGCGACCGGAATTTCGAAACCGGCTCGTTCGAACCCGAGATCCATTCCGCCGCATCCGGAAAACAGGCTGATTATTTTATAACTCATATTTAGGTCTCACTTTCTAATTTGATGACCTAAATATGGGTTGAGTGCTCGTTTGCTGACTTAATTTCGTTTTAGTTCAAGTTCTCTAAAAACTTCGTCTCTGGAAGTACCGCATTTAATTAGCGGTACAGACAATAAAGAGCATTTCGTTCGTATGCTGATAAAGCTTGGTCTTGTTACAGGTATCTACGAACAGGAATATATCGATATCGTAAATGTCAAAAACGAGATAGAGGAGAAAAACTTGCGTGACGATCACTGGTTCCCGGAACAGACCTCGGATCAGTTTGAATCGTAACAAAAGGAAAGAACACCTGTTAGAATCTCATATGAGATTCCGATGGGTGTTCTTTTGTTGTTTACTGTTTACAACGGTTTAACAGCAGAAACTGTTATGTTTCATCTTTTACTAACTGTTCCATAGCTTCGTTCATGGCCGCACGTAATCGTTCTGCTGTCTCAAGAAGATTAGATACCTTAGCCATACTGTCTGAACCGTTTAAGATGCCTGCATACGCACATGTTGCTTTTCCGTACTGGTCAAAAAACAATGTTGCGTCAATAGTGCCACAAAACAGTCGTTTTGCAACCATACCATAATACAACTGGTCGGTAGCGATTTTGTCTGCTTTTATTGACTTGTTGTTTGGAACGAACTGGAATGTAGAATCGTTAATTTTGATACTATTACAAGCCTGCGTAAAAGCTCGCTTCTGTAAGTCGACCAATTCTCTACAATCTTCCCTTCCGTCTAATACGTTTTTTACTTTGTTTAAGTAATACTCTGCTGCTGTCATTTTTGTTTCCTCCTTGAATTGTATAGTTTTATTTGCTTCGTACTAAATATGTGTCAAAAATGAGGAAACTAAAACAAAGAAACTAATCATCATACAAATTATTCTAACTGATCCAATTATAATCCATAACAATGAAAGTATACCTTTGTCCTTGTAAAACGTTTGATATCGTGTCTACGGATACAAACCCCGAACCTTTAGTTTCGAACCATTCGACGTCTATTATTGAACGTTAGTAGTTCAATAATCATAAATCAAGTACTCAAACCCAGAAACTTTAGCTTCTAGGGTTAATTTTGTTTCCATTTCTTTTGTGTGCATCATTCGTAACTATTTGTTTGCACACGTATCAGTCGGAAACAAAAACAAAGAGGCAGCCAACTTGATTCTTATGTTTCGTTTCTGCCTCTGTTTCACCTTATTTTGTTGTCGCTTTCTTTGCAACGATCCATTTGTTACTGATTGTTGGATCGTATATTAGTTCTTGTTCTAATGACATCGTTTGAATATTGAATCCTTTTGGAAGTTCCGCAATTTCGTTAATAAAACGTATCGTTTCAAAATTTCTTGTACCTAAACAGATAACCGTCTGTACCGTTTTAATTAGCGTTTCAATTAGCTCATACCAAGATTGTGGATACATTTCTTTTAATTGCGAAATACATTGAATCAAGTAATCGATACTCATTCCACATGTTCTTGCAAGGACACACAAGCCTGTATCTATATAACACATACTCGCTTCGTCAAGTATAACCTTTACTATACGTGTGTCACTCTCATTTGCGAAATACTGTTTGCGGTACTGTTTAATAAAGAAATTCATAAACAAGATTGAATACAAGTCACATTCTAATGATCGTGTCACAACCACTGCAATGTTATCCTGAGTTCTAAGTTTATCGATGATTTCTGTAATATTTGTTTCGTTATCTGACATCAAATCTTCCAATAACATCTTACAGGTAATCAACGTATTCATTAACATTTTTGGTGCATTTATATATAAACGCTCTTTGTTTTGATAAAAGAATTCCAGTGCAAGTGCTTCGTCTCTGTTTTTGAGTTCAAGATGTGCGTCACAGATTTCCTGTAATTCACGAAGATTATCCGTTACTTCATCATAAGAACACGACCCTTTTTTAACTGCTCTCATAACCTCATTTGTCATGACTTTCATTTCAAGCTGTTCGAAAAATTCGTCTCTTTGTCCTTCTCTTCTGTTTCGAACCTGGTTTACTTTGCATAATGCCTCAACAAATTCTGCTGCTTCCTCTTCATTTGTAATCAATTTAAAGTAGTCTATCGGATGTTTGTCTGAATTTAATTCGATTACATCATATCCCGGAAGCAATTCTTTTACATGATCAACATCGATCTTGATACCATGAATCAGGAAATTACTGTCTTTGTTTGCATATTTCAGGTTCGGATCGATATAGCAGTAATTTTTTCCAGAACCCGGTGCTCCGATTACTAATGTATTACTGTTATGATTTAAGTTTGTAACTACTTCGACATCTTTTCCAAGAATCTTAAACGCACCGTCGTAGCCTTTTGGTAACTTATGCTGCATATTGTGTTCCTTGTTTATTTTACTCTTTTTGATTATATTATCTGTCTTTTTGTTTCGTTTTGTAAATAATACCATACAATTCGCTCCTTCTTGAATGTTTCATTTGTTTGTTACCTCTTAAATATGGATAAGAATGAAACAAAGAAATCGGAACGTGTGACTATCAAAATGTATTCCTTTGTAAATGAGTCGCACATGTTTAGATATCGTAATGAATCAAAGAGAAAGATCCCGGTTGTTTCTGGTACTTGTATCACACCTATTCATGAGTTATATCATAACTTTGTAACAACAATAAGGCTCATTATTATTTCGATTCGTGAGTAATGTCAAAGTATTCGTATTTTCTACACAACCAAATAAATATATCCAACATAATGTCTTCGTAAACAAAATGAACAGGTGGATTCGGCATAACAATAGCAACTTTTGTTTCGGTTTTTAGTTTTGTTATGCAGTCAGTAAGAATATTATTACATTCTGAATGAATGTTATGTTCTAATACCAACGGATTGTACACCTGAGCTATCAGCAACAAACATGTCGTTAGTAATGTTCGAAATCGAATTTCATTCATTTCTGGTTTCGATATTATATCATTATACGATCGAAGCATCGACGACGGTATTGATTCGTTGTTTTCAGATCGTTCATAACTCTTTTTAAGTTCAGAATTTAATAATTCAAAGACATTTTTAAATGAACAATTCTTTTTTGCTAATGTTTCTTCTATTGCGTTAACTAAAAGCTGTTTCTCCATTTCGTCATAAATAGTTTCTTTGTATGAGTCGGATACAACTCTGTCGTTTTGAATCAAAAGATCCACAAACCATTTCGCTTCCTGTTTGTTTGTAATCAATGAGAAATAATCAATAGCATGTTTCATCGGGTTTAATTCGATTACTTCATAATCCGGAAGCAGTTCTTTTACTTGGTCCGCGTTTGCTTTTGGGTCATGAATCAGAAAATGGTGATTCTCTGCTGCTATCTTTGTAATTGCGTTACGATATTCATTCGAGATTATGAATATTTTTGTTTCCTGCATAATACGCATACTTTCCTTTCCTGGTGTTTCGTTTTCCATTGTTTTAAGCCCAAAGTAATTGACAATCCAGGACTATTGAACTACTAATGTTCAATAATAAACGACTATTGAACTACTAACGTTCAATAGTATTAAGCTTCATGTCTGATATTAATCAGGCTCACAATCTGGAAAACTCGTCAGGAAATTACAAAATATTTCTAATTATTTTGTATACGAACGGAGTTTCCTCTGCATACCATAAGGTGGCAGTTGCCACTCCTTATTTCCTATGTGATATTTGTTATTCTGTGTATAGTATTAATAACTGATAATTTCCTTCCTGTTTCGTTTCCTGTTGGTGTTAATCACTAACGCTATTTTAGGTTCTATTGAACAAAGAAAGCCTGTATCCATAATTTGAACACAAGCTTTCCATTTCTAGTTATCTGTCTTCGAAATCATCAAAATCTTCATCGTATTCTTCTATTTCGATTCCATCTGTTTCGGGTGTTTCGATTCCGCTGCCAGCATCGTTAAGAATACGTTCCTGAATCAATTCATCTACATAGTTAGCAAGTTCGATAGCATCACCTAAACCCATTTCCTGTCCACGTGGAGAACCAGCAATTCCGGCATGTCCTCCTGCTAACGGTCCCCATGCTGCCTGAACGATTTCGCATGCATTTAATCCGATTGCGTTTTCATCGTAAAATGAGAGTGTAATATCTTTTCTTGTACTGTTATAAGAAACGATTGCAGGACTTACTCTGTTAAATACCGATGATTCATAATTCACGTTGCAGAACAGATTTTTTGTTGAAAATACTCTTACGTTTGGGCTGTCCAGATATATGCATTTTTCTACTTTATCGTATATATCCTGCTTCCATTTGATACCGGCTTCAATCATTTCGTTATGACGTGGTCTGTCTTCGTTTACGATATCCGAAATCGCATCAGCCGTATCGAGAACCAGATTTGTAATATCTACAGCACCGCTGCTTCTTCTTAAATCTGGTACTGCCTTGTCCGTGTAATTGTAAAACGCATTTAATTTATCCTGAATATCCTGTGACAACTGGTTCATATTTTTTGGTTTCGGTCCGTTTAAATCGATAAATTCTGCTGCTTTCCAAAATTCTGGATTATCCGGTTTCGTTCCCATTAATGCCATGATGCCGCCCATTGAATCGAGATCAAGATGGGATACTAAAATTTCGCCATCGGTTAAAACGGGAACGTCTGACCAGTTACAAGGTGCTGGATTCGAACTTCTTGTTCCGTGATGTGCCATGGTAATCACACTACCGGTCATACACTCTGCTCCGTACTCTGCTTCGACTGTTGCCTTTACGTTGTGTTCTTTTGCGTAGTTTACTGCATCTTCATAGGATGCACATAAGATAACTTTCAAGTTGTTACTCATAATCGTTTCCTCCGTAGTTGGTTGAGTTGTGTTATAGATTAAATATGGGATGAAAATTCAAACATTATAACTAAAATTACTTTTGTATCTACCGAAAGTATCTCTAACTATATGTGTTGTATTTTCTGTAATATCTGTGTTTTCTTTCGCTGTTACCCATTCAAGATTTGATATTCTATTATCATTTCTTATGAAATTAATATGATTAACATATCGTTTACTATCTGGGTTTGGAATATATGTTTCAGCAACAATCCGATGTATATATTTATCAACTCGTTTACCATCGAAATCTCTTCTCATATAGACACGAGCGTATCCATTTTTCGTCAATCTTGGTTTTATTTCGTATAAATCAACAATTTTACCGTTTCTTCTGTTTCCTTTTCCAAGATTACAATATACTTTTCCTTCATCTGAAATAAAATAGCCGCAAAATCCATCGATCCGTTTTATCATTGTCTTTCTCCGTTTCTATTTTGTGTTCTAAATATGCGTAACAACAAAACAAAGAAAACAATATAAAAGAGCCACCACATAATGTGATGACCCTTTTGTTTGCTTACAGATGTAAAACACGATCACGAATTTCTTCGGTTCTACCCTGATTCCAGAACTGTGTACCTATATCCTTTATTACCTGAACTATTCGTCCAGGAGTGGACTATACATTATCTTATTTTATAACGAAATAATACCAGGAATTATAGTCTCTGAACGTCCACCATAACTAAGGATCGATTATTCTGTTCCTTAGTTCGCAAATATCCTTATTTGCCTACCTTATTCTGCATAAGGGTTAGGTGTTTCGATGCGTCTGGGTGACTTGCACACCCGGTAATCCCTAGCTTGACTACTTTTTATGGTTTCTAGCCTTTCGACCTGATGCATTATAAATGCGTACCGCATTCACGTTTACCGTTTCCAGTTCCGCTTTAGCGAGTCAAGGTTATGGGGACTTCCCCGCAGTTTATCCTGTTTAACGTGGACTAGTTTGTCAATCCACAGGTACGTCTTGCTACAGACATTTTGTTCTGATCACGGTTTCCACAATTCGGACACTCCCAGATGAGTTTCTTTTTGTGAGTAACTTCATCTTCGCCTTCTACAATCTGAATCTCTCCGTCGTATCCGCATTTCATACAATAATCACTCTTTGTATTGAGTTCAGCGTACATGATATTCTCATAAATGTACTGAATTACTGCGATAACGGCTGGAATATTTCCTTTCATGTCTGGTACTTCTACATACGAAATTGCACCACCCGGTGACAACTTCTGGAACGGAGACTCGAATGATAATTTATCAAACGCATTGATCTTTTCTCTAACAGATACATGGTACGAGTTGGTAATATAATCGTGATCTGTTACATTTGGGATCACTCCGAATCTCTTCTTTAAGCATTTCGCAAACTTATAAGTTGTTGACTCCAATGGAGTTCCATATACTGAATAATCGATATTTTCAGCTGCTTTCCATTTTTCGCATGCGTCATTTAAAGCCTGCATAACTTTCATCGCAAATGGCTGACCTTTTGTAGGCTCCGTATGCGATACACCGAGCATTCTCTCTGTCATCTCATAGAGACCGGCATATCCGAGAGAAATTGTTGAGTATCCGTTATACAGTAACTTATCAATCGTCTCGCCTTTTTTCAGACGAGCTAAAACTCCGTGCTGCCATAACATTGGAGCTACATCTGAAGGAGTTCCGAGCAGTCTCTCATGTCTGCATCGTAATGCTTTATGACACAGTTCCAGTCTTTCCTCAAGGATTTCCCAGAATTTATCCATATCACCATAAGAAGAACATGCTACGTCAACCAGGTTTAATGTAACAACACCTTGATTAAATCTTCCGTAGTAGACATGACCTTTGTGTTTGTCAAAGTTACCGGCATTTGAAATGTTACCGACATTCTCACTATAACGATCTACGGTAAGGAAACTTCTGCAGCCCATGCATGGAAATGCATCTCCTTCTTTAATTTCTTTGATCTTTTTTTCGGAAATGTAGTCAGGAACCATTCTTTTCGCAGTACATTCTGCCGCTAACTTGGTTAACCAGAAATATCTGTCGCCCTCTTTAATGTTATCCTCTTCAAGCACGTATAAAAGTTTTGGAAACGCTGGTGTAATGTACACACCTTTTTCGTTTTTTACACCTAAAATACGCTGATGGAGCATTTCTTCGATAATCATTGCAAGGTCATCTTTCTGTTCTTCCGGGACTTCATTCAGATACATAAAGATACTGACAAATGGAGCCTGTCCGTTTGTTGTCATAAGTGTGATAATCTGGTACTGAATCATCTGTACACCACGAGCGATTTCCTCTTTCAAACGCATTTCTGAAATCTTGTTGATTGCTTCATCGTTTAATTCGATTCCTGCGGTCTTGAATTCATCCACAACCTGTTTTCTGATCTTCTTTCGACTTACATCTACAAAAGGAACCAAGTGTGAAAGCGTAATTGTCTGACCCCCATATTGGCTACTTGCCACCTGAGCAATCATCTGTGTTGCAATGTTACATGCAGTTGAAAAGCTCTTTGGTCTGTCAATCATCGTCTCACTAATAACAGTTGTATTTTCGAATGCGTCTTCAAGGTTGTCCAAGCAACAGTTTGTCATATGCTGACTGTAGTAATCAGAATCGTGAAAATGAATTAATCCATTCTCATGAGCTTCAACGATGTCTTCCGGCAGCAGGATTCGTTTTGCTAAGTCCTTTGATACTTCTCCTGCCATGTAGTCACGCTGTACAGATACAACTGTTGGATTCTTGTTGCTGTTTTCCTGTTTAACTTCCTCGTTTGCACACTCGATCAGACTTAAAATTGCGTCATCTGTGGTATTCGCTTTTCTTGCAAGCGCTCTTTTTGATCTGAAGTTGATGTAATGACGAGCTAGATTGCATTTTCCCGCTAACATGAGTTCGTCTTCCACTAAGTTCTGGATCTCCTCAACATTCATGTCATAAGTTGCTCCCATAGCTGTTTTTGTTACATCTTCTACGATCGTATCAATCTGCTCTTTTGTAAGTTTGTCTCTTGTTGCAACCTCAGCATTTGCTTTCTCGATTGCTTTTCTTACTTTTTCAGGTTCAAAATCTACAACCTGTCCGTTACGTTTTACTATCTTGTTCATAATTCATCTCTCCTTTTCTTTGATAGTTATTATTGTTACGTAACTAAATATGTGTTCTATGTCTCTTCGTTTTCGCTTACATTGGCTCAAATGTCGGCATCCCTTGTATGTACCCCAGAGCTTGTAACCGATCCATTCCGGCGACTTCCTGGTATTCACACCATTTCTTTTCATGTTCACACATTCGTCGCCACTCCTCTTTGGTTACACTCTGATCTTGGTACGATTGAACCGATGCCGCACTTTTTCTCTCCACTTCTTTTTGGTCCCGGATATCTCGTTTGCTCATATCTTTTCACCTCTCTTTCTGTATACTTAAATATGTGTCCGCAAGAGTGCAAACAAAAAGAAAGGGACCAACATAAATTGTCAATCCCTTCGTTTTCCTTATTTCATTGCTTTCATAATAACTTTTTTGATATCTTCGTAAGAGCAACAACACCAAATCTCGTCACCGTTTGGTCCGCCAACCAAAAGTTTTAAATACACTCCTGGTATTCCATCTTTGATTCCTTCATAAATGTATCCAATGTTTGAAACGTTTATCATGGTTCTCACATCTTTCTCCGGATACACAATTTCGATAAATCCTTTCAGAGCTGTAATCATTTTGAAATCCTCCTTTTATTTGCTTATATGTGTTTTGTTATCCTAAATATGTGACGAATACGCATACAAAAAAACGGCTATATTTCAAGCCGTTTTCTTTTATTTTACAACCATTCGTTTTCGTTAACAGAACTTATATCCAATGATTTCCCATTCATCGTTGTCGATCTGTTTGTAAACCGGTCGGACACAAAGTCCATCTTCTTTTATGCCAAATCCAGTTCCTGAAATGATTTCGTCTACTTCCCAGCACTGTAAATACTGTTCTCCATTCCAACCACTGAGAGCGATCGGTCTCCCTTCGACCTCTACGATTTCAATCTCTCTGTTTCCTGTCCAAGTTCCAAGTGTTTTCATATTATTTCCTCCTCTTAATCTTTCCAAAAACAATACAGACAGTTATGAGGACATTTCTTTCTTGGTGTTAAAAGTTCCGTTTTACAGGCAAGACAATGACATCCGTTTCTTCCTTGTGGGTTCTCAGGAAATGTACCATCATATTTAATTCCCATAATCTGCAGGTCCTCTGTACTGATACATCCTTTAATCCGGAATGTGGCTGGAAACTTATATGCGAGTATGTCCTCTGCGCATGTATCAAACTGATATGGGTACTCACTTAATGCGTTTCCGACAAGATTACGCTGATCTTCAGACGGATAGAAACTTCCACCATACATCGGCGTGAATCCAAGTTTTTTATAACGTTCCCGTACATGCGGATACTCATCCACGATTGAAATACGATATCGGATCTCATTTTCAGGCAAACCTAATGAATGGTAGTAATTTAACATCTCGGAAACTCGCTTGACACCCTTCTCAGTTGGGAAAATAGGATCAATACGCAATACCATTCTGCTTGCCGGAAATCCAGACTCAATTAATTTCTTCATCTGTGCAAGCTGCTGTTTGTAGTCCGGAACATTTGGTTCCATTCTTGTGTGTCCCCATCCGGTACATGTACAATGCACTACGATCGGGATCTCACTCATGTGGTTTAAAACCTTTTTGATGAATGTGTCGTTTAAGTTCTTTGTTATAAGGATGACTCCATCGATTTCCTTTAATTTGTTTTCCCATCTGAAGTCGACGCCAGCATCCCCATACTCTGTGATTCCAATTTTCATGTTAATCCTCCTTGTTCTCCTTGTTTTGAATATGTTTTTTATTACTCTAAATATGGTTTTCTGGGAGCCAAACTAATTTGAAAACAAAAAGAAAGAGACCAACATTCCTGCTGGTCTCTGGTTTCTATGTCTTATTCTGTCTCAATCGGTTCCATTATTCTGCCTTTTCGTCCTTGTTCGAATACAGAATACATATAATCACCGATGAAATCTGCAATCTCATTTCGGTTTACACATTTATTTCCATGCCTCTCGTCGTATTCCACGTTCGGACACAGATGTTGCAGCCCATATTGGTCACACATTTTGTTTATCTGATCACAGGCTGCGATTGCCGTGTCCAAACAATCTGCTGTTTTAGATTCGAGTTCCTCAATGTATACTGCATATCGTTCCGGAGTGATATGTTCCTCTTTTGTCAATGTAGACGCTATAGAACGCCCGTACGATTCCTTATAAACCGCGTCAAAATAGGTTTGTAACATATGAAACCGCGCATTTACGAATGCAATATCTGATTCAATTTCATCGCGGTCAAAGTTTCGGTTCATAATTGCCGTAATCAAGTTATTTACACTAATCATTTCGTTTCCACCTTTCTCGAGCCTCATTTACACCCTTCTATAATATTATATACCATAATAAGGCTCAAAATTGCGGAAACTCGTCATAATTCTCCAAAATCATCGTCATCATATTCGACGTCTTCCATAGAATCCCCACCAGCATCGTCATTGGTAACCCCACTTTTGTATTCGAACTCTCCGTATGCATTTTGATCCATGTCGCCTGAATTGTATGCATGCTCTGGATTTCTGCCTGCATCTTTCGCAATCTCATACGAAACATCAAGCGCCGGGCGGTCACCATATTTCATCTCGTTGTCAATGATAAGCTGATCCATAGTTCTGCCTTCACGTCCTTGTTGAAATACGGAATACACATATCGACCAACAAAATCTGCAATCTCTCCTCTGTTTACACATTTCTGGTTGTTGATTTGATCGAATTCAACTTCCGGACACAGATGTTCGAGACCGTACATATCACACTGACGATTGATCTGTTCACAGGCTGCGATTGCCATATCATGTGCGTGTTTTCTTTTTCCATCAAGATTAACGACCATATCCTGATAGGCTTCTGGTGTCATCATTCCTCCGTGAACTAATGTTAACGCAGTAGAGCTACCGTAAACATGTTCATAAACTGCATTAAAGTATTTCCGAAACTTATCAAATCGTTCGTTTACAAAACTTATGTCTTCGTTAATATATTCCTGGGAATAATCTCTGTTTGCAATTGCCTTCAACAAGTCATTTACACTACTCATAATGGTTTCCTCCATATCTTCATTTTTCATAAATATGTGCGGAGACCTCCCTCTGTATGGCAAGAAAAAAAAGACGCCACTTGAATAAGCAGTGTCTTTCCTTGTTTGTTAAAGTTCCTCAAAGTGATCCATAATGTATTCTGCCGCTTCTTTCGCAAATACAGAATCATCTATGAACTTGCCAAAATATGACTGAGTAATGACGGATCCAATCGGGTTTGGTTCAAAAGTAAGAACCTTTTTGTCATCAAGTATATCAATCACAGGCAATAACCCTGTACTTAATACAGGAGTGAACTGTGGAAAGATAATATCCATTTCTGGTCTTCTGTATATAGAATACACGAATTGAATATTTCCTTCGTCGTCTCTAATCAGGTATTCCTTTTTCTTTTCTTTCGAATGCTTTTCGTCAAGTTCGATATTCTTCTCATCAAACATAGCATTTCTCCTTTCCTCTTCTCTTATTTGTATTCTAAATATGTGTTGCGACAAAGCAGCATGAAAATTTTATATCCCATGGTTAGTATACCGTTATTGTTACCAAAAGAAAAGAGACCACATGAATGCGATCTCTATAAATCCTCTCCGACATCAAAATCGTCTGTATTATCCTCTAGGTTGTTTGTTTCTGGAATATTTTCTGATTCTTTTTGTCTTTCATGGTACATTGATATCGTTGCTCCGTTTTCGAATTCGTAAGCCATATCAACCTTTAATGCATAGTTATTTGCAATTGTTATGGCTCTTTCTTCTGGAAATCCATATGATGTATATAAAGCAATTGTCTCTTCAACCGTTGGAAGTAAATCTATATTTACTAACTGTCTGTTTTTTATGTTCTTAACCATTTTTTCTTCAGAATCGTAAAAACTTGTAATTGGTTGCTGCAATAAGCTTAATCTTGTATGAACCGTTGATGATTCTTTGAAAAACATACTATTACCAGAGTCATATATTGGTGCTGGACCTAGATATTGCATTGTGTTTGAATCTCTTAGAATACCAAAATTTCCAAGATGTTCGTCTGTATTACTGATAATGAAATCTGTTAACGTCTGATAATCCATAAAATCACTAATTTCTTGAGCTTCAATTCCTAATTTTGCACATATCCGAATATAGTTATCATATAATGATTTGTCATTTTGCAATTTCGATCCTTCGATAACTTCATATGCGGATACTAATTCAACAGAATCGTTTGTAAATGCATCGCATCTACAATAAAGACCATTATCCTCTGTATGTCCAGCAAGATAAGGAACATAAGGGATTGTCGTTTCTTGTAAATCATGCAAATAAGTTGCAAAAGCCTCATTTATCGCCTGCTGTCCAAAATACTTATAACTTTCTTTCACAAGCGTTGGAAATTGTGTTTCGATATCCCAATATTTTTCCATTTGTCCACCTAATGCGGCATTCGAATCATAAGAAGTTGCATTGTGATATGGAACTTTATTGTCAGAAAATGGATTCATACTTGATAACTTCACATCTTCATATTTTACATCCATATCCAGTGGTCGAATCCAATAAGAATCTGTCATTGATAGAGCAAGATTTTTTGCCAGATACATTTTTGTATTCGTACATCCAGCTTGTTTTAATACTTCCTGCATCATTTTTCGAGAAGCAGGAACAGCTCTCCCTTCCCACCAATGTTTCATTCTTCTCGTATCTGCATTTCCCAAAAACGGTGATAACCCACTTCCGTTGTCTTTATATATTTTTAGAGTCCCTGTTTCGTCATCGATAATTAGACTTCCACAAACATCATTTTTATGCATTAATGCGTATTGACTCATAGCAATGCCTCCCATTCTCGTTTTTCATTATCATAATCTTCAATCATCATTTCAGGTACTTGTTTCCGATAACAATCATATAAATCTTGACACATATTTTTTAGAGTGAGCAACATTAAATCTTCATTATTATCTAGTATATGCAACTCTATTCCACTATTCGTTACTTTCCAATAATATCGATATCCAAGATAAGTTCCTTTTCCGTTTTCGAGAAAAGCAATGTTGTTCAGAATCTCATCTATATTGCAATTCAAATATAAACTAAGCTTATATACTGTTTCTGCTGCTTTGTTGTTAATATTTTTCTTATCATTGATCAATTCATTCAATGTTGTATATGGAATTCCACTCTCTTGACTGATTTTATATATGCTTTTCCCAGTTTCTTTTATTTTTTTCTTTAAACGGTCATTCATTGATTATCACTCCTTTGTGTTCATTATAACGCAATTACGTTATATGTCAAGTAAAGGCTAAAAGAAAAGAGATCACATGAATGCAATCTCTCTTCTGTTTTTTTTTTAGTTATGATTCCTTATCTCCCAAAGTTTGATACCTCTCATATCGCAGATGAATCCCAAAAGATCCGATTTCTCAGAAAGGAACTTCTCATACTGGCGACGTTCTTTAATATCTACAGGATCCCATCCTCGATCTTCCATAATTTCTGCCTGGCTCCCGAGACAAGCATCTACAGAATCATAATACGCTTCTTTTAGTTTCTCATCTGACATTAATGCAGCTTCCTGAAAGATCATGTTTTTCTCTGATTTCTTCATATTGTTTCCTCCTCCTAATATCCGATATATACCGGAAATCCATCAAAATCGTAGTTTCCATACTCTGTTTCGTTATCCATGTCTTCGATTACCTCAGACACACTCCGAATCAGGTTATCGTAATCGTAATTCAATTCTTCAGCAGCATCCAATGAAATGAAACCAATAGCACAACTACTGTTCGCCTGCACTTCGATTGGAATTACCTGTTCGCATTCGAGTTTGCTGACGAGTTCTGTGATCTCTTCTATTGTTATCCCCTCATCTAACGGCTTTTGAATGAATGCGGCTTTTGGAATGACACGAGTAGAAATGTTACGGACTCTATTGAGATTACCTGCTTTGTCTGTGGCAATCCAAAATCGATCGTTTCCTTCATCATCTTTCTCACATTCTTCAAATAGATAAGATTCTGTCTGAAATTCCGTCTGAATCGCGAAAACTAAGTTTACTATGTGTTTTCCGCAGTTATTGCATCTTGCTGCTTTTACTCCAAAAGAACTTCTGTATTCAATTTTGCTGTGACCACAGTTACATGATATTGCGTAACGGTCTCTGTTCGTAAGAAATTCATTTTCTGTGATATCCCAATCAAGCGATCTGCAAGCTTCTTTAAAACTCATTACTTTGTAATCAGTAACATCTTGTAATCTTTTCTTTTCCATACTTCACTTTTCCTCCTTTATTTCGTATGCTTTGTTTTTGTACTCTAAATATGGGTTCAACTCTTCGCATACAAAACAACCGGAGGCACACAAAAGCCTACTCCACTAAATTGGAATAGGCTCTTTCGTTTGCTTCTTATTTGTTTTCCAATTCCTTTCTATATTTTTTGCTGTATCTATCTAAGATTTTGCAAACAATATAGGTATTCGTCTGTTGTTCGTTTTCAGGTATGGTGTCTTCCGGAATATCCAAATACTCAGCCAGAAAACTCAATGCTTTCTGTGCGTCCATTGGTGGGTTGCAGAGACCGTAATCTTCCTGCTTTGCAAGCCAGCCTGTTATCGTTTCTGTCTGATCCTCATCATTATCGACTTTTTTCTTGTCTTCAATGATCCAGAACCGCTCATTTCCTTCCTCATCTTTCTCGATGTCAAACATTGAACGACAAGCCGGATTCAAAGAAATCAGACTTGACATTTGTTTTCCGCAATTACCGCATCTTAATTTTTGTACACCAATTACTCCAGTATACTCAATTTTGCTGTTACCGCAGTCACAGGATACTGGGTAAACTTCGTCATCCTCTGTGAGAGTCCAATTTAACGCTTTTGCAGCTTCTTTGAAACTCATTACTTTGTGATCCGTCATATCTTTCAATCTTTTCTTTGCCATACTTTTTGCCTCCTTTTGTTTTCGTATTCATTTGTTTTGTTATCCTAAATATGGGTTCGATTCTTCGCATACAAAACAACCGGAGGCAAAAAGAGAGACCAACCAATTGGTCAGTCTCTGTTTCTTGTTAGTCGACTTTAATTCCAGTACATTCGTAAAAAATATCTGGATCAAAGTTTGGAATCGCCTTGATGATTTCTTTATCGTCTATATCAAGACTATCCCACCACATCTGACAACATTCAGACTTATCAAGCTCCTTAAGATATCCACCTGTTGTCTTATATGTTGAGTGTGCTACTTTTTCTTCATCCGTCATGTCGTCTGTACTCACCCATTCAACAGCACTCTTCGGTATCTGTCTCAGTAATTCACTGGCCTTTGAGTCTAACCAATTCTGATAGGTCATATCTGACGGTTTGTCGAACAACATAATTTTGTGTTCTTTTACATTGAAACAACCTGAGTTGAAAGACGAATTGTTAAAATCCCCAGTATTGAAGCTTCCGCTGTTCATATTCCCGGTGTTGCAGTCCCCGGTGTTCCCGCTTCCGGTGTTGCATTCCCCGACGTTGCAGCGTCCGGTGTTCCAGTCCCCGATGTTCCTGCTTCCGGTGTTGCAGTCCCCGGCGTTCCAATTCCCAGTGTTCCAGTCCCCGGTGTTGCAGTCTCCGGTGTTGTAGTCCATGGTGTTGTGGTTCCCTGTGTTCCTGCTTCCGGTATTCCTGTTTCCGGTGTTCCTGCTTCCGGTGTTCCTGCTTCCGGTGTTCCAGACACCAGTATTCATGTCTCCAGTATTTCCTAATCCTGTATTATCTTTTCCAGTATTTACGATTGTTAAGAGTTCCATCCAAGGGATCTCTCTTACAATATAGATTTTATTTGTGCAGGACTTGTCGCCGTCTGTTCTTACCTCACCATAAGCAATGACTTCAGCAACTTTGTTGTTGCTGTCAAATTTGTAATAATTGAAGCAGTCGGCAGCCTTTTCGCAAAAGTGAAATCCTCGGTCACAGCAACTTGGGTTAACATCTTCCTCAAATGTTTTTCCTACCTCATACTGAAAATTTCGGCAAGTCCAGTCTGGATTAAATACTTTAAATCCATGTACTGGTTCGTGATTTGTTACATTATTACTCATTTTTCGTTTCCTCCTTTTTGTGTGCTAAATTTATTTGTTATCCTAAATATGGTATTAAGTACTTGCACACAAATACTTTGGAAACGAAAAGAGAGACCAACCAATTGGTCAGCCTCTGTTTTTCGTTAGTCGACTCTGATTCCAGTACATTCGTAAAAAATATCTGGATCAAAGTTTGGAATCGCCTTGATGATGTCTTTGTCTTTTGTTTCGAGATTATTCCACCACAACTGACCACATTCAGACTCGTCAAGCACTTTCAGGTAACCGCGTGTTGTCTTGTATTCCGGATGCTGTTCCTTTTCTTCATCAGTCATATTGTCGGACCAAATCCATTCAACAACATCCTTTGGTATCTGCTTTAATAACCACCGTGCATCAGATTCACACCAGTCACGATAGGTCATATCTGACGGTTTATTGAACAGCAATATCTTCTGTTCTTTTGTATTGAAACAGCCAGTATTAAAAGATGACTTGTTCCAATCCCCGGTATTCCTATTCCCAGTATTCCTATCCCCAGTGTTTTGATTTCCTGTATTCTTGTACCCGGTGTTGTTGTTCCCGGTGTTCCAATACCCGGTATTCCAATCCCCTGTGTTGTAGTTTCCGGTATTGTAGCTTCCGGTGTTCCTGTTCCCGGTGTTCCTGTCTCCTGCGTTACAATTCCCAGCGTTCCTGTCCCCGGTGTTCTTGTCCCCGGTGTTGCAGTACCTGGTGTTGCGGTCACCGGTGTTGTAGTGCCCTGTGTTCCTGTTCCCGGTGTTGTTGATCCCGGTGCAATTCTTTCCAATATTGACGATCCGCAATACTTCATCCCATGGGATTTCACGTACGATTTCAAGCTTGTCCGTGCATGACTTGTCACCGTCTGTTTTTACCTCACCATAGGCAATAACTTCTGCAACTTTGTTGTTGCTGTCAAAATTGTAATAATTGAAGCAGTCAGCAGCAGTCTGACAGAAGTGCATACCGTGACAGCAAACATTAAGCTCCCCTTTTTCCTCAAATTTTCCGGGGCAAGTGTACTGTTTACAGTTCTTTCCTGTCGGGTTACAGGTCCAATCAGGTCTGAATACCTTATATCCATGTACAGGTGTGTTCGTTTTATTACTCATTTTTTTGTTTCCTCCTCGTATGCTTTTAATTTGTTATCTTTAAATATGGTATGAGTTGATCGCATACAAAATTTTCGGAGACAAAAAGACCCGCATAATGCGAGTCCTTCTGTTTGTTTCTGTTTTAGATTCCAAGATCGAATTTCATCTGTGGATTCTTCTTTGCAATTTCTTCTCTTGGATATCCGATCAGTTTAAAATCATCAATCGTGAAATCGAAAAAATTTGTTTTCTCTGTATCCAGAACAAATCTTGGATCACAATCAATTGTATTTCGATTAAAAACGATTTCTTTTGCCTGACTCAAATGTCTTTCATAAATCTGAACGTTTTCACTTACATGTGTGAATACGCCAGGTTCGTATCCACAATGTTTTGCAACCATCAACTGAAGCGCAACATACTGCATCTCATTGATTGAGGCGGATACGATAAAGTCACTGGACCGCTGATTCATGAGCATATCCAGATACAATTTACCGTCGATTCCTCTTCTTACATTCCAGATCGTTTCATAACAACATGGATTCAATCCTTTGGTTGTTCCTCCTGTTTCGTCTGAAAAATCGTCTTCCTGCCACATACACATGATATGACGGCGACCAAATGGATCGGCTGGTTATCCATCCAGTAACTTATTGATTAAGTTATGTCTTTTTACGGTTGCTCCATATCTGCAGCCGATTGTTCCGTCGCCAACATCCCATTGGTCCCAATATTTGATACCAAGATCATGAAGATCTGACAGTTTGTTGCTCTGCATCTGGTAAATCCATAAGATTTCTTTGACTGCTGATTTCCACGCGATCGGTCTCAAAGTCAAAATCGGGCACTCACCTTTTGCTAAGTCGTATCTGGTAACAACATGGTTAATGGATAACGTATGAGCCGGGACATAAACGGTTACATCTGAGCCGTTTGTAAATGCAGTTCCTTCTTCAATTTCGATCTTGTTTCCGTCTTCTGTGATCACATATTTGCAATCATCAGAAAGATGCGCATTATGATACATATCTTCATAATGTGGTCTCGGATTTTCGTCTCTGAATCCATTTTGCAGGATTTGGTAAAGAATCGCTTTCTGATTCTGATCTCCTACTGTTCCGAATGGACATGTTCTTTTTGTTTCTGACATATTTGTTTCCTCCTCTATTATGTGCTTTATTGTTTGTTATCCTAAATATGTGATAAGATGATTGCATGCAAAATAACCGGAAACAAAAAAAAAGAGACAACCACAACGGTTATCTCTTTGATGTGTTTTTAAATTTCATAATCGACCGCATCCTGTCGATCCATGAAGAAATGAATTCCAGGAGCGCATTCATTCCATCGATTATCATCAAAATCAGATACTTCTACGATTTTTCCAACGCGATAAATAAAACTAAAATCAAAATACGACTTTATTTCTTGTAATCCACTGTCAGATCCATCGATATTCTCGATCGCCAAGACCAATGCTTTACTACATCTGCATTTCTTTGTTGTTGCCGATGACCTCTTCGCATCTTCGCAAATCTGAAGTTTTACGATCTTTTTGTAGAATGCTTTCTTATAACCAATGAATGAGCCAGTTTCCGGGCATGCAATCGGGTGATTGATTTTTGTATCTCTAAGGTTTGCAAATCTAAGATCTGCTCCGTACAAATTTGTATAACTAAGATCTACCCCTCTAAGATCTGCATGATAAAAATCTGCTCCGCTAAGGTCTGTATGCCTAAAATTTACTTCGCTAAGATCTGCATAATAAAATGCTGCATCGTTCAAATTTGCATAACTAAAATCTGTATTTTCAAGATTCGCTTCGCACAGACTAGCACCTCTAAGATCTGTATTTCTAAGATTCGCTCTACAAAGATTCGTGTTATAAAGATTCGCTCTACAAAGATTCGTGTTATAAAAAATCGCATTTCTTAAATCTTTACGTGATAAATCCAAATCCATTAGATCCTGATGCGATAAATCGGCTTTCATGTTTTCCCATCCGTCAACATCCTTATTAAGATAATGCTGATGATTTTCGACGATCTTGTTTAATTGTTCCTGTGTCATACTTCGTTTCCTCCTTTTTAATATCATGATTTTTGTTATCCTAAATATGGATTTAAACAGTTGTATGTTAAGCTAAGCATATAGGAAGACTTGGAATACAAGCTTCGCGTTTAGAAAAAGACACCGCATACAATGATTATGGATCCTAGCTCTACAAACAACTCCAACAGATCCTGAAATTCAGATTCATGACCAGACAGATCAAAATCATAAAGGTATGCAATTGTGCTTATGAACAAAATCAACCCTGAAAACATAACTCCTAAGAGCAGAATTACTGCCATGTCCGATCCCTCCTTTTTCTATGACTTTGTTAACTATAATTAATAGGCTCACTTCTTGAAAACCTCGTCATAGAAAACACACAAAAAGAGCCAGATTATTCTGACTCTCTTCGTTTTTTATTATTCGTTTTCGCTACCATTTGGAAATAAAGATCCGACGTATCATGTTTCTGGACAATCAATCGGACAATTAATTTTTGCTCCAAAAAGATTTGCATTCCTAAAATCTGCTCCACTAAGATCTGCATTCCTAAAATCTGTTCCACTAAGATCTGCATACCTAAGATCTGCTCCACTAAGATCTGCATACCTAAGATCTGCTCCTCTAAGATCTGCATACCTAAGATCTGCTCCTCTAAAATCTGTATGCCTAAGATTTGCTTCTCTAAGATCTGCATGATAAAATTTTGCATCGTTCAAATTAGCATATCGTAAATCTTTATGTGACAAATCCAAACCACTTAGATCATAATCTGATAAATCTGCTTGCGTTTCCTCCCATTCGTCAATATCCTCATCGAGATAATGTTGATGGCATTTAATCATCTTATTTAATTGTTCCTGTTTCATACTTTGTTTTCTCCTTTTTAATATCATAATTTTTGTTATCCTAAATATGGGTTCTAGTAGTTGTATATTGAATTAAGTATATAGGAATACTTGAAATACAAAATTCATATCTGTCTCAGAAAACCTCGTCATAGGAAACATACAGAAAAAAGAGCCCGATTGTTCTGACTCTCTTTGTTTCCTGTTATTCGTTTTCGCTGCTATCTGGAGCCGCTATCGGGTGACTAAATGTACTGCAATTGGTTTATAATATCTTTATCATAGAACCAATTTGTTCATAAGCTTGTAGCATAATATTTTTCGTTTTCTACATACTTATTCCATTCTGTCACACGATTGACGGTTGCATCTTTCATTTCTCATATTCTGATTCATTTGCGAACTCTACGGCTTTACTTGCTGATATATTGTATCAAAATCAAAATTAATCCAGCAAGCAAAAACATTGTACTCCAATATTTAATAGTATAATTGTTTTTCGTATAACGATTTATAGTACGAATAATAAAACTTATAACAACAACCAAACACAAAAATAACATATTAATACCCTCCTTTTATTTATATATATATTGCTTTCTTAAATATGGTTTCTTTTGTTTATAATAAAGCTCACTTTTCGAAAACCTCGTCAGAAAACACACACAAAGAGCCCGCGAATATGGCCGACTCTCTTCGTTTTTTTCACTATTCGTTTTCGCCACCATCTGGACTTTCAATATCCCATTCCGGAATTTCAATATATTTCATAGCGTTTACAACTTTCTGGCTATAGTACCAGTTTGTCCATGGACTTGATGCCCAGTATTTACTACTATGAACATCTTGATTCCATTCTTTCACATCTTTGATAACCTGTACTTTGGATACATCTTCGTTGTTTGTGTTGGCTGCCTTTATCTCAGCAACAATTGCTTCATATTCAATTCTGTTATGAGCAATCTGCTGATTTACTCCAATATGCGAACATAGAATAAATACTCCGACACAAAGTAATCCGACAACACCAACTAGCATAAAAACAACCTGAGCGAAAAAAGTACAATCATCATTTTTATACTCAACCAAAATAAGTCTGAGTAAAATTCCAATAGCCAAACATGCAGTAAATATTAATGCTAATAACATATCTTTTGTCCTCCTTGAATATATGTTTATAATATATAAGGCTCACATTTCGAAAACCTCGTCAGAAAACACACAAAAAGAGCCCACCAATATCTTCGTTTTTTATTATTCGTTTTCGCCACCATCTGGACTTTCAATATCCCATTCCGGAATTTCGATATAGTCCATAGCATTAACTACTTTTTCGTTATAAAACCAATTTGTCCATGGATCTGAAGCTAGATGTTTTTTACTTAAGACATCTTCGTTCCATTTCTTTGTAATTTTAATAACCTGTGCCTTAGACATGTCTTCGTTGTCCGTACCAACAGCTTGCGCCTCCGTAATAATCGCTTCATTTTTGATACGATTTTGTTTAATCTGCTGGTTCACCCCAATATAATTACTTAAAATGATAAGAACAAAGAAAACAGTTGTTCCTGCAACTATAAAAACACAATCATTTTTATTACTATCATATGGACTTAGTAAAACAATTACTAAACAGCTAATACAAAATAATATTAACAACATATTTTTTTTCTCCTTTTGCATATGTTTACAATATACATAAGGCTCACATTTCGAAAACCTCGTCAGAAAACACACAAAAAGAGCCCACCAATATGGCAGACTCAATTCGTTTTTTTATTTGTTGCTGTCTGGAGTCGGAACGTTCCATTCCGGAACTTCGATGTACTCCATTTTGCCCACTACCTTCTGGCTATAACACCATGAAGTCCATGGACTAGATGCCAAGTATTTCTGACGATAAACCTCTTTGTTCCATTCGTTCACGTCTTTGATAACTAAGACTTTTGATACGTCCTCGTTATCTGAGTTAACAGCCTGAACCTCGGCAATAATTGCCTCGTATTCAAACTGATTCTTTGAGATCTGTTTGGTCGCCTCAACGTGGGAACACAGGATTATACATCCTGTGATGAGAAACCCCAAAGATCCGACAAAGAGCGACAATATTTCGAAAACAGCGACAGCTGTGATCTCATCATCTCCGAATTTATATAGCAAAATTCCAGAAACTAAAAGTACAACAAAAATTAAAAAGATAATCATAATTCAATTCCTCCTTTGAATGTGTGTGTGATTTTATTGGTTACTCTAAATATGGTATGCGTCATTTTCATATAAAAAAGAAAAAGAACCCACACATGTCTGTGCATGTATGGATTCTGTTCTTTTCGTACGTTTGAATCAGTTATAAATAAATCAAGTTTCTAGCTCTTTCAAAGCGAAGTATGCTATCGTAATGATTCATTTTAACGTATCCCGGATCGAGATCATAAACTTTGTTATCAACAATGGCAATAACTTTTTTGATCTTTGTATCCTCTTTCAGTTTGAAGATCACATCATATGGTGTTGGATTTTTGCTTATGCCACATCCTGAATTCATTACTGGGAATTCCTTACTGTCGGTAACCAAACATAATGAGTTCGGATATTTCTTTGATAATGTCAGATAAGCGATCGTTCTGCTATCACTATCCGGCAATACAACCTGCATATCGTATCCAATCTGTGAGTCGCTCCAATCCATGTTTAAGAATTCGTCTCTTGTCATAATACTTTCCTCCTTGTATGTATGCGTTTGTTTTGTTATCCTAAATATGGTATTCATAATTCGCATACAAAACAAAAGAGCCTGCCAATAGGCAGACTCAATTTGCTTTTAGTACAATATTAGATATACAAGACTACATATTACTGTTAGAGCCCCAAACATAAGACTATAAACTGCAGAAATTGATGATATTCGTGATATTATTTCGTCTTCCACAATGCCGTCTTTCCTTTCTATTGCGACTGTTAAAAGATATACAATTCCCGAAATCGAAAAAATCATATCTAATATTTTAATAATTGTTAATAACATTGTATTTCCTCCTTTTCGTGTATTATTTGTTATCCTAAATATGGGATTTATGATTCGCATACAAAACAAAAGAGCTACCACGTCGGTAACTCCTTTTGTTTCTCTTTTTAGCCTGTAAATCCACCTGTGTTAACTCTCAGACAATACTTGAAATTATCTTTGATCAGTCTGTTGATCGTCTGACGGATCTCGGTAAGGTCGTCTTCTGGATACAGTATCAGCATCTGATATAGCTTTTTGACTGGGATTCCTTCTTCAATATTAACGTCATAGTCATCGCAGAATGAATACGCTCCCTGATTTCCAATCATTTTTAGAATATCTTTTCGTTCTTCTTTTGGCATGTCCGGATAACATAATTTTGGAATTACAGGGACTAATAACTCTCCGGTTACTTGAATAGCTTCTTTAAGCGCATCAAGATACTCTTCGTCTGTATTCTCGCTATCCAGTTCTGTATAATATCTGGCACAATAAGTACAGAATTCAGATAATCCCCACATATAGTTATATCGAAGTTTGTTGAGTATGATTTTACTTGGCTTCACTGTAAAAATATCCACAATGTACTCTGGCGGAATGACACCATCGTAATTGTATTCATCAGATACATTTCCCTGGTCGACTAATTCCATTTTGTCTTCGTCTGGAACCGCAATTTTGATCACAGTATTCGTTCCAAGCATGATTGACCAGGCATCAATACTACTTTCGGAACACAAACAAAGTCTTTCTTCTTTGTCTCCGATTGATTTTGACCGTTTTCCAAGCATTGGTTTCAATCCTTCTTTCTGGATCGTGCTAACAAATTCTGGCTGTGTCAAATGATAATAGTAATTCATTTCGTTTCCTCCTTTTTCGTATGCAGTATGTTTTGTTATTCTAAATATGGAACTAAGATGTGCATACGAATGAACGGAAACAAAACAAATCAAAACAAAAAGAGCTACCGTATTGGTAACTCCCTTTGTTTTTAGTTAGTTAAGATCCACTGTATATGCAATTGGATACCAGTTCCATCCAGGTCTAACTTTTGAACAATAATAGTTCATAAGTGTTTCTGGTGTACGTCCTAACTTTCCATAGTCTTCCGATTCACACAAAACAGAATGAGTTTCCATGATTTCGTTCATAACCTGACAGATATGAACATAAACGTCATCTGTAGCAACAATAATAATCGGTGTTGTTTCATCCCCTTCATCAAATTGGAAATTAAGATTAATTGGTATAATATTCATTTCGTTTCCTCCTTTTTCGTATGCAATATATTTTTGTTATTCTAAATATGGGACTAAGACGTGCATACGAATGAACGGAAACAAAGCAAAACAAAAAGAGCTACCATGTTGGTAACTCTCTTCGTTTTCAGTTATTTTGTTACACTTTCCGGAATCTCAATGTATTCCATCGCTTCAATAACTCTCTTGTTGTACAGCCAGTTTGTCCACGGATTTTTGAGTCCATTTTGTGCGTTTTCTACTTTTTCGTTCCATTCGTTCACGCACTCAATGATTATTTCTTTCTCTTCATAAGCTGGATTCTCTTCCAGCAAACAAACACTTGCAGACAACAATGCGTATTCCTTATTATTGTTTGCAATATCCGAATCCGCACTATTATGCTGATTCCAGATCGACTCAAACATTAATGTAAGCCAAATGAAACCCAATACTAAAAACAGACTACCGAAGAAAACACCTGCATTCTTCTTCTTTGTTTTCCTCTTTTGGATAACGCTGATTGCAATGATAGCGATTCCGATAACAATAAATACGATTCCCATTAATACCATTAACATAATTTGTTTCCTCCTTTTTCGTATGCGGGTTGTTTTGTTATCCTAAATATGGAACTAAGACGTGCATATAAATGAACGGAAACAAAGCAAAACAAAAAGAGCTACCATATTGGCAACTCTCCTCGTTTTTCGATTATTTAATCATGTTTTCCGGAATCTCAATGTATTCCATCGCATCAATAACTCTCTTGCTGTACAACCAGTTTGTCCACGGACTTTTAAGATATCGTCTCCCGTTATCTACTTTTTCGTTCCATTTGTTGACGCTTTCAATGATTGCATCTTTTTCTTCATAGTTCGGATTCGTTTCTAACAAACAGACACTTGCAGATAATAATACGTATTCATTGTTATTGTTTGCAATATCAGAATCCGCACAGCTATGTGCTTCTAATATTATCAAAGCCATCGTCATTACCCATGTGATTCCAACTACCAAAGCAAAGCTACCTACACACAAAGCACCCATTTTGTTTTTCTTCGCTGTTTTATTTTGGATAACTCCGATCCAGATGACAACAAATCCTACAACAACAAACATAATTCCTAATAATGTAAATAACATTTTCGTTTCCTCCTTTTCGTATGTAATATGTTTTGTTATCCTAAATATGGAACTAAGATGTGCATACGAATGAACGAAAACAAAACAAAAAGAGCTACCGTGTCAGTAACTCTTCTCGTTTTCGGTTATTTAATCAGGTCTTCCGGAATCTCAATGTATTCCATTGAGTCGACTATATTCTTGTTCCATAACCAGCTGGTCCACGGATCTTTGAGATACTTTCTTCCGTTGTCTACTTTTTCGTTCCAGTTGTTCACACTTTCGATGATTGTATCCTTTGCTTCATCATCCGGATTCGATTCTAGCAAACGAATATTCGCACACAACATTACGTATTCTTTCTGATTGTTTGCTATCTCCGAATCCTCTTTCATACGCTGCAATCCAATGACCTCGAATACAAATGCCATCCATGCAAATCCAACCGACAGAAATACAATTCCAAGGTATTTGCCTACTTTCTTGAATTTTGGAACCTTAATACAGAGCCAGATGATAATAATTCCAATAACTATTAATACAATTCCAGTCAATGTAATCAACATAATTTGTTTCCTCCTTTTTTTGTATGCGGGTTGTTTTGTTATCCTAAATATGGACGAAATAAGGGCATACTAAAGATGGGAAACAAAATGATATAAAGAAAAGCCACACTTTGTTCTCTGTTGTGTGACTTTTCTTGGTATGAGGTGTATCGGACTAATCGGTTAATGCTGTGTTACTAAACGGATTAGTTCCCAATGTTACGTTATTACCAAATGCTGTTGTTAGTGTTGATTTGCTTGTATATGTCTGTCCTTTATAGGTTACAGATGCTAAACTTATACAATCATTAAATGCCCCATTTCCAATGCTTGTTGCTCTATCTGGTATTGTGATTGAGGCTAAACTAATACAACCACTAAATGCACCTGATTCAATACTTGTTACGCTGGTTGAGACTGTAATTGATGTTAAACTAGTACAACGTGAAAATGCACTGTCTTTAATGTTTGTTACACTGTTTGGAATTGTGATTGCTGTTAGACCAGAACAACGAGAAAATGCATGGTCTCCAAGACTTATTACACCGTCTGGTACGGCAATTGAGGTTAAATTGGAACAACCGTAAAATGCATAACTTCCAATACTTGTTACACCGTTTGGTACTGCAACGTCTGTAAGCGAAGAACAATTATAAAATGTATTATTGCCAATACTTGTTATACTATCCGGTATCGTAATGTTTGTTAATGACGAACAACCATAAAATGCGCAATTTCCAATACTGGTTACGCTGTCTGGCATTACAATTGATTTTACTTCCGGTTTTGCCTGTAGTACGGAATACGCAGACGCTGGATCAGTTTTATAATTATTAAATGCATAGTCTTTACCTACATCGATTCCACTCTCTTCCCAAGTACAAACCATTTTTCCATCTGCATCATACAATCCTGCTACTAATTCTTTATTGATTCCGATCGCAAACTCAAAATTTCCTGACCAATCACCAGACGTAAGTTCGTTTGCTACAATATTACCTGTCGTGCTGCCACCATCCGGTAGATTCACCTGATCGGCTGCAAACTCTGTAATATCCTGTGTAATAGTTCCAGTGACCGCAGCCTTTCCATTCGAATCCGTCAATTGCAGGGTCGCATCAGGAGTAACAGTAACCGTCTCATTCCCGGAAATGTCACCATTTACTTTGACGCCATAAGTTGCACTCTTATTCTGTCCTAAAGTAATCGTCTTCGGAATTGTGACTGTAAATGCGGAATCCTGTTCATATGTGATAGTCGCTCCCTGAGTTCCTGTCGTTGTTGCTTCCTGTGTTGTGTTGTCCGGGTTTTCGGCTGCCAATGTTGGAATCGTAGGCGTTAACGTCATGATCGCAGCCAGAACAAGCAGACAACTCACTGCTTTTCGTTTCATAAGATTTCGTTTCCTTTCTTTGTGTTCAAAAATAAATTGTTTACGAGTAACAAGATAAATATGGTCTGAACACGAGCAGAGGAAACAAAAAGAACCGGAAACAAAACAATACTAGTTCAAAACAAAACAATCTGTCTTCAAAATAGACAAAACCATAAGTATATCTTATAATGATGTATGTCAGTGATAACAAATACGAATACAACGGAGGAATTTGAAGTATGGGAAACTATTATGATACGAAATGTTTAGACTGTGAGTATGAATTTCATGCTATATACGGTCGACCTGGCAACAGTCAGAAAGAAAACAAAGTTGTGAAGTCAATCGAAGACGGTAACAGAACCGATGAACTCGCACTTGTGTACAAAACAATGGAACGCCCACGAATTGAAGTAAATTCGGTCCCGTTCTTTTGCAAACACTGTAGAAAACTCTTCACTTATGACGTAACTCTTGTTTGCGGAAAATATGGGACCTACGAAGAAAAGGTCGCACATTGTCCGGACTGTAATGAGATTTCCTACCTGCCGATCCCACAAACAGTATTCATGAAACAAGAAAAGGGATCCTGCTGCCCGTGTCCGAAATGCAACGGGTACGGATTTGTGGTTATAAAGTCTGGGATCTATGACTAACGGACACAAAAAGAGCATTTTCCATAAAGAAAAGAACCCGTACACAAATCTGTGTATAGGTTCCTTTTCTGTCTGTTACTCTACTTTGATTCCTGTGCATTCGTAGAAAATCTCAGGGTCGAAGTTCGGAATCGCCTTAATAGTATCCTTATTTGCATCCGAAAGATTATCCCACCACTTCTGCGCGGTTTCGGAATTATCAAGCACTTTAAGATAACCACCTGTTGTTTCGTAGGTTGGATGTTCACGTTTCTCTTCATCCGTCATAGCACTCTTATATACCCATTCAACAATATCCTTTGGCATCTGATTTAACAAATAATTTGCCCATGACCCTAGCCAACGACGAAATGTCCAATCCGATGGTTTGTTAAACAACATAATTGTTTGTTCTTTTGTGTTGAAACAGCCGGTATTAAAAGATGATTTGTTCCAATCCCCGGTATTACTGTCTCCGATATTCCTTTTTCCGGTGTTCTCGTTTCCGATATTACTATCTCCAGTATTCTCGTCTCCGATATTACTATCTCCTGTGTTCTTGTATCCAGTGTTACCGTTTCCGGTGTTCCAATTTCCTGTATTGAAATCTCCAGTGTTGCCGTCCCCAGCATTACCTGTTCCAGAATTCCAGTATCCAGAACTCCAATCTCCAGTGTTTTCGTTTCCTGCATTACAGTTTCCGGTATTGCCTATCCCTGTGTTTTCTTTTCCAATGTTTACGATTGTCAAGACTTCTATCCAAGGGACCTCTCGTACAATCTGGATTTTGTTTGTGCAAGATTTATCCCCATCTGTGTCTAATTCTCCAAGTGCAATTACTTCTGCAACTTTGTTTTTTGGATTAAAAGCGTAATAGTTAAAACAGTCAATAGCTTCTTTGCAAAAATGAAACCCTCTACCACAGCAACTCGGTTTAACATTTTCTTCAAATGTTTTTCCAACCTCATACTGAAAATCTCTACAGGTCCAGTCTGGATTAAACACCTTGTATCCATGTACAGGTTCATTATTTGTTACATTATTACTCATGTTCAGTTCCTCCTTTTTTTTCGTATGCGTTTGTTTTTGTTATCCTAAATATGGAATCGAACGTTCGCATACAAAAAGAGCCAACCCGAAGGTTGACTCTCATTGTTTTTGTTAACACTCTTTTGTTGCAATTATTTCGAGTTGCCTTGCTACGTCCATCCATCCATGCGAGCATCCAGTGAAGTCTGAGATGTAATCCTCCATATTTGTCTCGTCATACATTTCAAAGCTAAATTTGAAACTACGGATCTCGTCATCAGAATAGATGTCAGTACCATCATACATATCTTTGAAAATAACACTTAATAGAGTAGTTTCAGCAAATGTACGCTCGATACTGTCTTTGTCTGTTCCGTATCCGTATTTCTTCCAGATATCATCGAAAGCACGTCCGGCACCTATTTTTACTTTGACAACCAATCCGTATTCGCTCTTTTTGTTTCGTTTCATATACAGGTTAAAAAATTCGATATCTTCCTGTAACGCAAACAATTTCTTATAATACTCCTCCGTTGTCATGCCTGACTTCTTAATAAGCTGTCTCAGTTCGTTAGTTGATAATCTGTTCATTTTTGTTTCTCCTTTTCGTATGCGTTTTAATTTGTTATCCTAAATATGGTCTTAGTTAATCGCATACAAAACATTCGGAAACCTGCACAAAAAGAGACAACCACAACGGTTATCTCTTTTCTTTGTTTTATAATTCATACTCGACGGCATCCTGTCTGTCCATAAAGAAATGAATTCCGGATGTGCATTCGTCCCATCGATTGTCATTAAAGTCAGGTACTTCTGCTATTTTCCCAACGCGATAAATAAAACTAGAATCAAAATCCGACTTTATTTCTTGTAATCCACTGTCAGATCCATCGATGCTCTCGATTGCCAAAACCAAAGCTTTACTGCATCTACATTTCTTCCCAATTGCAGATGATCGTTTCGCATCTTCGCAGATCTGAAGCTTTACGATCTTTTCGTTTGCTTTCTTATAACCAATAAATGAGCCTGTTTCTGGACATGCGATCGGATAATCGATTTTTGTGTTTTCATTGATCTCTACATAGCTTATATTTGCATTTTTAAGATTTGTCCCCAACAAATTCGCATCTCTAAGATCCGCTATGGATATATCTGCATCACTAAGATCAGCACTTCTAAGATCTACTCCGTTAAGATTTGTATCACAACAACACGCTCTGTACATATTTGCATTTCTAAGATTTGCATTTCTAAGATCTGCATCTCTAAGATCTGCATTTCTAAGATTAGCATGACTAAGATCCGTGTCGAGTAGATATGCACGACTAAGATTCGCTTCTATAAGAGTCGCATCACTTAGATTTGCTCCGAACATATTTGCCTCTCTAAGATCCGCATTTCTGAGATCCGCTCCGCACAGATTTGTATAATAACAAAACGCTCTGTACAAATCCGCTTCTCTAAGATTCGCATTTTTAAGATCCAAGCAGCTCAGATTCTCATATGATAAATCGGCTCTCATGTTCTCCCATTTGTCGACATCCTTATTGAGATAATGCTGATGGTTTTCGATAATCTTGTTTAATTGTTCCTGTGTCATACTTCGTTTCCTCCTTTTTCGTATGCTTATGTTTTGTTATCCTAAATATGGACTGAGTTAATCGCATACAAAACATCCGGAAACAAAAAGAGCCAACCCGAAGGTTAACTCTCATTGTTTTGTTTACAGACTGAATCCAGACTAGATCTCAGTTACCAGTTTGATAACAGGACCTCTGTCTGTCTCTCTGTATGAGAATCCGACTACGTTCTGCTTCTCATCACCGAAGTAATAAGTTGCAGTTTTGGTCTCTTCGTCATACTCCTTGCCGCAGTAAACTGTGTGACCTTCCAGAGCCTCTACGATCTTCGGATCTTTTAAGATCTTCATACCGTATTTGTCTGCTCTAACAAAGATCTGGTCTTTGTCGAATACAGTTACAGAAGGAGCACTCTTTGTAGATCCACCAAGGTATACTTTCGCATCCATGGAGTTTACAAGGTAGGTTCCAACTTTTCTGCCGTCCATTGTGAACAGGCGGATTGTTGGCTGCTCCTCATCTGTGAGGTATCCGTCATCGTCGATTGTGTCTTTGGTTACAACAACGAGATCTTTACGACCTGCCTGCTCTACCATGCGGACACTTTCGATCGGAACCGCAAATCCGGAACCAGAGCCGTCAAACTCTTTGAGGTATGCATCGTATGCTTTATTAGCATCATAAGTATCCCCCTCGAGATCGTTCTCCTCGCAGAAATCTTCATAGTCCATAGCCTCGCCGTTATCTCCGAAGAATGATACACCTCTTACGGTTGTATCTTCTCCAGTACCGGTTGCCATGATCTGGATGAGATCGCTGGAGCAGATCTCTTTGACGTCTGTTACCTTGCCATCCTTATCTTTGATCTCAACTGGTGTGATCACCGTTTCGATAAAGTAAGTGCGGTCATCGATAACAACAGCTTTTGTGTTGGCTGGGACTGTGAATCCGGCATCCTTGAATGTTCCAACGAAGTCTGGATCAGCAGAGAACTGAGCATTGAAGGTATAAACCTCAAGTTCCTCATCTTCTGGCTCTCCAACTCCAAGGATCACTAATCCAGGAACCGCACCAAGTACCTTCTGAGCTTTGATGCTGCCGAGGGATACTGTTGGTCCGTTGTCGATCACTAAGTCACCGTCAACGATTGCCGCGTCTGCTGTCGGTTTCGGGTTCGGATTGTATTTGAAGTGTGCAAACATTGTGTTAATGCCGCTTAATACAATCTCGTTGGAATCCGTAGTACCGTCCTCAAGGATCTTTGCGACCTTGATAGCCCCTGACTCAGCATCGTATTCTGTAATACGATATAATGCGTCATCATTACTCATAGTAACTTCAATACCAACGACCTCTCTACCTGCTGTTGCTGCCTGTTTTACAATTTCCATTAACTTCATAATAAAGTCCTCCTTATTGGGTAAGATATTTTATGATTGTAACAACGCATGTTTCATATTCTACACAGACCGTCCACCCAGATGTTCACGCCTCATTAGGTCGCTAGTGACTCGGTGTCCTTTCATTGTCGTCTTCTTTTCCTGTGCTCCATGAATTATTGCATTTGTTTACATTCCTAAATATGGTATGGACGGATGCAAACTAAAACGAAAAATGATTTACAGTATCATCATAAAGAACCGAATCTCAAAAAAAGAGAAATCCATATTCAACTGCATCTTGTCGATCCATGAAGAAATGAATTCCAGGAGCGCATTCATTCCATCGATTATCATCAAAATCAGGTACTTCTACGATTTTTCCAACGCGATATACAAACGACGGATTATATATCGACTCTATTTCTTGTAATCCGCTATCAGATCCGTCTATATTTTCGATAGCTAAGACCAAAGCTTTACTACACCTGCATTTCTTTGTTGTTGCAGATGATCGTTTTGCATCTTCACAAATCTGAAGTTTTACAATATATTCACAGACTGCTTTCTTATAACCAATGAATGAACCAATTTCCGGACATGCAATCGGATAATCGATTTTTGTATCTTCACTGATTTCTACATAGATTATATTTGCGTTTTTAAGATTTACTCCGAATAGATTCGTATCCCTAAGATTCGCTCCGTACATATCTGCCTCACTAAGATCAGCATTTCTGAGATCCACTCCGCACAAATTTGTATAACAACAAAACGCTCTGTACAAATTAGCCTCTCTAAGATCTGCATTGTTAAGAGCCGAATTATTAAGATTTACATAGATAAGATTTGCTCCGTACAAATTAGCCTCTCTAAGATTTACATTATTAAGATTCGCACTTCTAAGGTTCGCATTGCTAAGATTTGACTCTCTAAGATCCGCTTCTCTAAGAATCGCTTCTCTAAGATCTGCATCTTTAAGATTTGCTCCGTACAAATTCGCCTCTCTAAGATTTGCATTGTTAAGATTCGCCTCTATAAGATTCGCATTTCTGAGATTCAAGCCGCTCAGATTCTTATATGATAAATCTGCTCTCATGGATTCCCATCCATCGATATCCTTATTGAGATAATGCTGATGGTTCTCGATGATCTTGTTTAATTGTTCCTGTGTCATATTTTCGTTTCCTCCTTTTTCGTATGCGTTTAATTTGTTATCCTAAATATGTGATAAGATGTTCGCATACAAAATGATTGGAAACAAAAAGGAAAAGAAACAATCACGATGGTCATCTCTTTGGCTTTTTTTAATTATAAACGGAAACAAAATCAAACGGAAACAAACCTTATGTATTCATTCCATGTCCGCTCCAACCGCAGAGATATTGTTAATTCCGTTTTTGATTAATTTCTCAACAATTTTGATACGTTTATCTTTGTACACTCTAAACGATTTATTCTCTACTAATGTATACAAATCTGCTCTCTGGTCTGAAAAGTATCTTTCGTTTTTGTCTAAAGCTTCATTCGTAAACAAAATATTCATGGAATCATTTGCTTTTACTAGTTTTCTTAATGTATTAAAAACATCATGAATACCAGAAAAATACGCTTCTTTTGTTTTCTCTTCGTTCGTATTCAACTGACATCTCAACAAATAAAACAGATATACGGCATACATTATATACGGATTATAAAACGGTAATACAATATCGCTGTTGTTTCCACAACGAAAAACATGTAAGATCATACCGTTTTGATACACGGTATTCTGTTCTAATATATTTTGATCCAACATTTGTAACAAAGAACCTGTCAACAGTTCCTGATTTTGTTGAGAGACCATGTTTTCCATTTGTTCTATCGTTACAAAATTATCCGTATTCTTCTCTCGTTTCATTTCAATTACCTGTTGATACAGCAATTCATAAACTTCTTCAATCGTATTCAAACTCACATTGTTATTCTTTTCTTGTGTCCACGTGGCAATATTTCCTATTTTGTTTACCTGTTCGATTCGTGATTCAAAATCAATTTGTTTCCATGTGAACATCATTTTAATCGTATCTAAGAACACCGGATTCAAATTGTTTTGTAATAAATCCAGTTTTATCTCTGATGTATTGAAATATATTTTTAGTTTCGATTCAAATAGAATCCAAGTATAAAGATTCGTAAAACATTCGATTAAATTTAAAAGCAACACATATGATATACGTTCAGTTGTATTTTCTAACCATTTCCCAATCTCAGTATCTGCGTATAGTTTTCTGCAGATATTAACTGCATTTTCGTATCTAATTGATTTCACAACCACAAATGGGGTAAACAGTACAGCTATGTTGCCATCTTTTAACTCTTCGTAACGGCATTTGATGATCAACGATTTCATAAACGAACCTGTTTTGTTATACCAATTCGAGTTCATGTATTGGAAAAAGCCACAGGAAATCTTCTTTGTCTCTGTATACGATTCCTTATTGTCATCCATATAATACGAATTATCTGTATATTTCCACTCTCCAGAAAATCTCTGTAATTCTATAAACGTTTCTTTCGGAACAATACTATATTGATGATTTTCTTCCGTTTCTGACTGATTGCTCTCATAATCTGAATCTGAAATCAAAAGCAAATTCGTTGTAGGTAGACTGTCGAAAATCTTTATTGAAATGTTTCCAATCATAACTATTCTCTCTTTCTGTATGTATTATCGTGAATTACTCGGTCATTTAATGGCCGAGGAATTCTCACTTAGCTATCCTAAATATGTATCGAGACGAAACAAAGAAACATTGCAAGAATCTAATGCGCGACACAATATGTTGTGATATAATACTGTTAGCGAGAAACAACATAACACATATTTATGTTAGGATAATATATACATACGAATAAAAGGAGAGCTAAATGCTTATCCCTGTTTATGTACAAAAATTACAGGGATAAGTCAGTGGCGGACTTTTCTCTGTTTATATAGATTAATATACAAAAGAATGGAGAAAACCATATGACAATTTCAAAAGAGATGCTGGAAAAGATCGCATTACTCAGACCGATTGATGACGTTCTTTTTGCACAGCTCGTAGTAGATATCAGAACATGTCAAGAAATGCTTCAAAAAGTCATGAAAGATTCAAATCTTGTGGTTCTGACTGTTATTCCTCAAAATGTTGTACGAAATATCTGGGGACGTTCTGTTATCCTTGATGCTTTGTGTCGATTAGGCGATGGAACGACTTGTTGTATCGAAGTTCAAAGATCAGATAACGATAACCATGTACGCAGATCTGTTTTTAATGCAGCGAGTGTTATTGTTAAAGATTCAGAAACAGGAACTGATTTTAGTGATATTAAAGATATATATGTCGTATATATATCAGAATTCGATTTTCTCAAGGGGAATAAAACAATTTACCATATTGATAGTATAATCAGAGAAACCGGAGATATTATTAATACAGGGATGCATTTTGTATTCGTTAATACTGAAATAGATGATGGAAGCGATATCGCAGAACTAATGTCTTGTTTCTTACAGAGGCGAATACATAATACAAAGTTTCCAGAACTTTCTAAACGTATGACATATCTTAAAGAAACAAAAGGAGGACAAACCTATATGTGCGAAGTATTAAAAGAAATGTTAGATGAAAGCGAAATTAAATCAGCTATCAAAGCTGCGCGTCTTCTTAATGCATCTGATGATCGAATTATCGATATGTTAGAAACAGGGTATCATTTAACCAGAAAAGACGCGACTTATCAGTTAGACTTATATAAATCTGATAATTCGGTATCAATCAATTAACTAATTCATACGGTTAACGCCACAACCGTAAACAATATAAAACGCCGGGCATATTCTGTCTGGCGTTTTCTGATGTATCCTATATATATAACATCTGTTCAGGCAAACGCAAAAAAGACACCAGAAACTAAGTCCTAGTGTCTTCTGTTCGTATTTCAAATCAAAGATCCCCAAAGTCGTCGCCAAAATCGTCGCCGTAGTCTTCATCATAGTTTTCGTTTTCGATATCTGCTTCGTTCTGTTCCATCTGTTTTTCCAAATCTTCACGAATAAACTCCATCTTGTCTGCTGAATATCTTGGATCCGCATAAATAGAAACGTCAAGACCGGCTTCCAACCCAAGACAAATTTCACGCATCTGAAATTCATCATATTTCGGATCCGCATAAACTGATACATTTAGGTCTGCTTTCAACCCTTTGCGAATTGCATCCATTTGGTATTCGTTATAATCGAGGTCGGCATAAATTGATACATCGAACCCTTCTTCGAGTCCAGTTCGAATTGCACCCATCTGTCGTGAATTATACTTAGGGTCTGCATAAATTGAGACATCTAGTCCTGTTTCCAGTCCCTTTTTGATCTCTTCCATCTGGTCATAGTCATATTTCGGATCAGCATAAATTGAGACATTCATACCTTTTTCCAATCCATTTTCGATTACTCGCATCTGCGCGTCATTATACTTCCGGTCCGCAAAAATTGTTACATCAACTCCGGCTTCTTCACCTTTTCTGATGATCTCTTTCTGAGCTGGATAGAAATCGTACTGACTTTTCTTTGATACATCTTCCAAGCGATGACGAATCAGACTCATCTGGATTATGCTACATTTCGGATCTGCATAGATTGAAACATCCACACCAGATTGTAATCCTTTTATAATCTCGTCCATCTGGTAATGACTGAATCCCCAATCCACTAACTGCATCAAAGTTGCATTTTTTAACTGTTCTGCTGTGTAAACCATAATTATTTCCTCCGTATTCTTGTTTCTTTAAATATGTGATGAATATCAATAACCTAATCGAGCTTGGTTATCATTTTTGTAAACAAAAAGACAGATCCATGTTTATGAAACTGCCTTTTTGTTTTCGTCTTATGAAAATTCGTTTTGTGTTAAATATGTGTGAAATCTTCTTAAGTTAACAATTCCGAGTTATAATAATAACGACAGAAATGTAATTATCCATAAGAAACCAACTGCGAGCGAAATAAATATAGAAGGTATATCTTCAACTCCACATCCAGCATATAAATCATGACACGATATGATTCCTATGACTTCCATAACTATTGCAAATATAAACAAATCTTTGTCTGCTATTACAGCTGCCATACCATTTATCCATACGTTTAACAATGAATTCATAATACATTTACTCCTTACGTGACTTTGTTTTTATATCTAACAAGGCTCACAATCTGTGAAACTCGTCAGAAACTTTGTATGATGTTGTATTTGTATTAGGATAAGTGAACTACTCGGTCATTGAATGACCGAGCATCTTTATGTTATGATACCCGTGTCATTCTTTCCGATCTTCTGGAAATAAATACCAGTACAGATAATGTTTCCATTATACATAACCAGCAGATGTCTCCTTCAGACAGTCCGGATATTGTCATGCAATA